GGCGTGTTTAAACCACCTGCCCGGGGAGGATGAATGACCCTCGGCGAAGCTCAATTATCAACCCGGCTGGCCATGCTCGTGGGGCCCGAGTCCGTTCGAGGCCCAGTGTTGTCGGCCTATGACGCCCTGCTGCTAGCTCGGGAAATCCACAGGTGGGGCCGGGATCTGCCGCAGGGATGCGAAGAGTTTCTGGCCAACTGCCTGCGTCGTCGTGAGCGCCGGCTGACCAAGGACTCCGCCCGGGATCTGGTTGTGCTGGCTGTTGACTACTGCGGAAAACGCCTTACGGTGTACTGACTCAGCGCGAGCGCCTCGGTGACAGCGGGGCGTTCTGGCTGGGCCTGAGCATGGTGTGCGGGGAGAGCCCGCGACGGGGGAGGTCTATCCTATAGAAACACTCAGGTCTTTCGATTTAGCCCCGGTGGGGCGAGTACCACCTCAGGGGCGCGACTGATTAACGCGCACGATTTTATGACAGCCGAATTGCTAGCAGCACTGATCGCCGTGGAATCCGGCGGGAACGACCTCGCCCGAGGCCGGCACGGGGAACTCGGCGCTTTGCAGGTGCGCCCCTGCGTCGTGAAGGACGTGAACCGAGTCGTCGGGGGGAATTATCGCTGGTCCGAGATGACCAACCGGGTGACGGCTACCCGAGTCGCTCGGGCGTACCTCGATCATTGGGGTTCACCGAGTCGTCTGGGGAGAAAACCGACTGACCGGGATCTGGCTCGGGTGTGGCACGGCGGCCCGAACGGATGGAAGCGCCGGCAGACGCTGGTTTATTGGAAGCGGGTACAGGCTCGGATGGGTGCCTCCTAACAGGAGTTACCGATCCGCGCCAGTAACGCGGTATACTAACATGGAAAACGAAACACCTATCGAAACACCTATCGAACCCACCGAGGTTCAGCTTGCTGCCTCGCAGCTGGGTAAACGCGGCCGAGGCAAAACGAAGACACTCACTCCCGAGGACCGGCAGCGCCGGGTTGACCAGATGGGAGCGATCAACGAGAAGCGCAGGACTGTGCGCGTGCAGGGCATCGTCGTGAACAGCCCGGGTGGTAACACCACGGTGCAGCAACGAGTGAAGGCTCCTCAGATTCAGCAGGTGACGAACCCTGCCTTGATCGAACAGATCGCACAGGAGTCGAAGAAGCCGACACCGTGGGCCGGTGAGCGCACCGTCCGCGTACAGGGGAGGGTTGTATCGTGAGCGATATCGTACACCGCAAGGTCACGATCGTGATCGAAGACGCGGAGGGTGGGTTTACCCTCTCGATGGATTGCGTGCCGCCGATCGAAGCTGATGGATCGCAGGTGCGTCCGACTCCGGCGCTGATGGCTGGATCAGTCGCTCGCCGGGCGATCGAGGAACTGGTGAACCGGCAGACGCCCGAGGCACCGCCCGAGGCCGCTAACTGATGAAGCGCCGGCACATAGCGCAGCGCCTGAGCGATGAGTGCGGGCTCTTGGTCATGCACGCCGACAAGGTTGTCGGTTCGCTGACCGAGATCATCGTGCAGGAAATCCTCAAGGGGGAGTTTGAACTGCCCGGCGTGGGTAAGTTCGAGGTGCGTTGGACCAAGCCAATGATTGGCCGGAATCCACTGAAGCCCAAGATCGAGATCGAGATCCCGCCGAGGCCGAAGATATTCTTCAAGCCGACCAAGGATCTGTCCGATCGGGTGATAAAAACACTTGCTGTAGTGGCCTCTAAGAAATAAGGTACTACCGCTTGTAGTGGTTTTTGGTTGTTTTTACCCCCGGGATTGTGAGGTCCTGGGGGTTTTCTTTTACCGATACTGAGCTGATATCACCCCAGGAATCCTCTTGAGGTTCGCCAGGAGCGCCACTGGATCTTGCGAGTTCGACACGCAGCTGCCGATGATATCCTTCTCACCTCGGTCGGATACATCCTTGGTCTCGACGATCACAACGCGGTTACCGCTGAGGTTTATCCTGCGCTGCGTTGATGCGGGCGTCTTCGCGGGCGATTGCTTCATATTTCCGTTTCACCTGCTGGCAGGTCCAGCATGGGTTTGGATGACAACCACAGGCGATGCGCTCATGGAGTTCTCTGGCGATTTGAGCGAATTTTTCTGCGCGGTCTTCCATCGGCGTAACGGTATCTTTGAATGGTGGTGTAGGAGAGGCGAAAGAGGCGTGCTAGATCGGCATCCGTCACGTCGATGGGAGCGGATTTGATGGCGTCTTGTTTGGATTGAGAAATCCTAGGACGTCCGACTTTGGATTTGAATCCGAGGAATTTTTTGATTCGGTCGATGAGTTTCATTCGCAGGTGTAGATTTCGGTGGTGGTTTTGAGATCCTTCGGCCACTCGGGCGTGACAACAAACGAAGGGTCAGAAAACACGACTCTGTCAGTGGGTTGGATCATAAGGCGTCCATTGTGACCGCGCAGAAACATGAACTCCTTGGCCTGTTCTGGATACCGAGAGAAGCCGTCGTCGATGGGTACGGCTGTGAAGATGTAGATGCCGTACTTGAATTTGTCAGAGCATTTCACTACGCCCTCCATGCCCCGGAGGTAGGTGTACTCGATGGTGCTGAACTCCCGGCCGTAGCAGTCCCAGTGTTGGGCGTGGTCTGTGCGCCAGTCTGGTTCAGGATATGGCTCAAATGCTAGCGCGTGAGGCGGCACCGCCCGGTAGACCGCTCCGCATTCGAGCATGATGGTGCAACCCCACATCCTGCCGGGGATTGATACCAAGCCAAACCAGACGCAGGGGATAAACCCGGTGCGACTGGAGATGAACGAAGCATCGACGAAACAATATTGGTGGGTGGGCAGTTGCCCGGATTGTGAGTAGGTCATTTTAGTAGGTGTTTGATGATGAGGTTCCTGTCCTTGATTGTCGCTCGGAGGATTTGTTCCAGCACAACGTGAGGGTTCACTGTGCTAACGTGTTTCCACTCTGGATTGCCATCGATGCGCTTGGCTGTATCCAGACTCTCTACGCGAACGATGCCGTTAAATGCGTGAACGTAAATGAATGCGGGGCTGTCTTTCATTTGGACTCCTTCTCGCTCCACAACAGCAAGTCCGCTCGCATTGCGTCGTTCTCCTGCTCTAGCTTGGTTATGATATCGCACAATCCAATAATCATTGCCATGTTGGCTTCCGGTTTCTCAATCTGGTTGCGCTTGCAGATTTCAAGCCCTCGTTTCTCCGCATCCAACCCAACGTCCCGCCACGGTTCGTTGATAAACTGGCTTATCTTGATATTGCTCACGGCTTGGCCTCCTTAAATTTCATGTAGATTCCCCACGCGCCATCAAGCTTATCGGTAACACCTTCCAATGTTTCATCCAACCGCTTGATGCGTTCCTTTAACCGCAGATTCTCTTCATCTAATAATTGCTGCTGACGGATGATTGCGTTTGCTTCGTTGAGTTCACGTTCCAGCCTCCTGCATAGCATACCGAGATCGCCTACGTTGTGAGCGGTGCTGTCGGATATTGGGGTGTCGCTGATCATTTTCGTGGGGTCAGGAATATGATCGCTCACGGCTTGGCCTCCTCCCATTTGCCAATCGTGCGGAGGAAAGCCTCTGCTCGTTGGGATGCGGTTGCATGCCATAGATACTTTCGGCCCTCACACATATCCCACAATGTGTCGTTCATTATATGATCCTGCTTCTCATTCAGTACCTTCTCCGCATCGTGCATTGCGTTGAGGTCGTTGAGATAGTCTGGAATCCACCCATTATCAGACCAGATTCCCACTGTTATATCGTCGCCTTGATGCTTTACGTTTTTGACGATCTGTGGTGCTACGTTTGTCCACCCACACGCTTCCGCGATGGCGATACGTTGTGATTCTGGTGTCATTTACACTCCCTCGCTTTGAGCATCGCGTCGGCAAATGCATAGGCATCCTGTGCGTATTCCAAATATGTATGTTGGGTTGTTAAATCCATCGCTTGCAACGCCGCCGCCGCGAAGTAGTCGCGCAGGGTCATGCCATCGTTGTGCTGTACTCCGGCTGGTGTTGGAAACGCCGGTCCTCCGTCGTTGATTGGTGCGCTCATTTCTCCTCCTTCGCTTTCGATTTTCCCTCTTCAATAATTGCCATCACGCACCGCTTCTTTACGCCGACAGCCTTCGCCACGTAGGCCAAGCTCTGGCCTTCGTTCCACAGTTTCCAGGCGCGTTGGGCATTGTAGTTCGGCGAGTTGATTTGTGCCCGGACCACGTCTGGATGTGCCGTCACCGCAGCTGGGTGGGGGAAACTAATCCAACCTCGTGCCACAGCGTTTTGAATGAGTGAGTTCATGGGCGTTTCTTTTGAATCTTCAATCCAGCTTTTTTACACAGACCACAGATCACGCTCGGAGCGCGGCCAAACTTCTTGGATAGCTCTTTGTAGGAAAACGTGGGGTTGTCTTTCACGAACCGCTCGATGGCCGCCTTCTCTTTCTCGGTCATCGGGCTCCAACCTTCCTTGGTTTTCTCGACTGCAACGGTTTTGGTGATCGTGGGCTGTGGGCCCATCAGGCGTTCAATAGCTTCACGCGACAGCTTCATCTTTGAGAATCCAGCCGGGGGATTGAATAATTTGAATGGAGTCGCCGTTGTAACCCGGCCAGCTGTCGGTGTCCTCGCAGACCATCCACTGGCGGATCCACGACTGCCATGTGGCTGAACCCTTGTCCAAGGATTCGGTGTCCATCTGGTAAACAGCGACCGCGTAGGGCGCTTGATCTTCGACGCAAATCCACTGCCAGGCGCGGGTCTCGCCAGTGATATCCCGGTAGAGGTCCCGGTAGTACGCCGCCTGCACGTCGTAGCGCAGCTGGCCGATCTGCCGGCGGAAACCGGCCTTGCTAGCATCCCTCGTTTTCTTGAGATCGACGATTACCGGGGTCGCATCTGGAAGCCAGTCGATCAGGCCCTTCCGGTCGCAGCCATCGAACTCACCGAACATCCCGACCTGGGCCTTACCCGGCTCGGCCAGTAGGCGGCCGGCGACCGGGTGTTCACGGACGGACTTAACCATGCGCTCGACAGTCTCGATGGCGTCTTGCTTGAACACCGTGACCCGGCGGTACTCCTGGTCCTCTCGCCAGGCGCGTGCTTCCTTGGTTCTGAAGTCGTCGTAAGGAGATGTGGTCCACAGGTACGGCGTCCCGAGGACCTTGTGATCTAAGAGACTACCGATATTCATGGCCTCCGAGGTTTCCCGTTCTTCCTCAAAGCCGACCAAAGCGTGCGCTGGCGACCGACTGAACGCCTTCAGGCTGGAGATGTTGATCGCCGGGTGACTGCGGTAGGTGTTTACGTCGATAGGGTGGACTAACTTCACAGCGCACCTCCCGCCTTCACCACTGCACGGCCGATACCGCGCTTATTCCGGATGATCCAGTTGCAGATATCAGGGGGCAGGTCTGCCACCGTGGGATAGGCTTCAGGGTTTTCCCACCACTTCAGGTCTATGACCAGCTTCACCAGCTGCTCGTAGGTAATCCCAGCGGATGCTAGCGTCCCTTCGACTGTTTCAAGTTCGGGCTCCGGCGCGGGAACGGGTGCGACCGGGGCGGGTGCGGTCTCAACGATCTCCGGTGCGGGTTCAGGAGCGGCGGGAGCGGGCGGCTCCACGATTGCAATAGCCTCGGCCTCCTTCTTCTTGCGCGGCTTGGGCTCAACAGGTGCAGGAGGCGTCGGAGTCACGTCCATGATGGATGAACTCACGGTGACCGACTGAACCACTTGCTGGGCCGCAGGGGTGTCCTGGACCTCTTCCGAGGTGTGCATACCAAGCGCGATCTCGGGCGCGTAGGTGCGGCACCAGAAAGCGCCAGCGCGGTACTGGAGCATCTGCTCTGGCATGGTCTTCCACTTGGACCCAGACTTGCCGTACCAACCCTCGACCTTGGCCATGTTGATGTTCACGAGGGCGCCAACGAGTTCCAGGTTGGAGTCGCGCTCGACTGCGAAGGCGCGGCAGCCCCACTCATCTGTCCCCTCTTTTCCAACCCAGCGGAAACGCATCGGAGAGAAGCGGCCGCAGCTGTTGACGGTGGCGATTAGGAAGCTAGCAGACCACGTGGGCTTGCCGTGGATAGGAACCATGGACTGCATGACAGCCATGACTGAGGCGCCAATGCGCTGGCTGAGTTCCAACGCGATGATGCAGTTCCCGAGGTTAGCCTCGCCCCGGTAGGCGTCGGGAACGAGGGTGCTGGACGCAAGGGCCTTGGCCATGCGTTGGACTGAAACGAACGCGTTCTCCGAAGAGAAGGCGCTGAGAGGTTGTGCTTGCTGTGTTGCGACTGATAGGTTGCTCATACGTCAGTCA